GGCAGAAAAATGGATGATATTATCATCGAAGCAGCATTTGGAACAGCTAAATCAGGTAAAACTGGTGGAACGTCTGTTGCTCATGATGCAGCAAGCCAAATCGCTGTGAATTACGTAGAGTCAGGAGGTGCGACTAACTCGGGCCTTACAATTGCAAAACTTAGAAAAGCGAAACAGTTATTGGACGCGAATGAGACTGATCCTTCAGATCCAAGATACATTATCGTAACTTCTAAGCAAGTCACTGATCTGTTACAAACTACTGAAGTAACTAGCTCTGATTTTAACTCAATCAAAGCTCTTGTTGCTGGTGAAGTTAACACGTTCATGGGCTTTCAATTCGTAAGAACTGAAAGAGTTGCGACTGACGCTTCTTCTCACAGAAGAGTAATTGCTTATGCTAAAAGTGGTCTTCTTATGGCTGTTGGCGCTGATATCAATGTTGATATTGGACCAAGAAGAGACAAAAGAAACTCTACCCAAGTATATTGTTCGGCTTCTTTCGGGGCAACTCGAATGGAAGAGGGCAAAGTGTTAGAAATTAAGTGTGCAGAATAATAGGAGAATAACATGGCTGTAACAACTCAAAAAAGTACTGAGTACACAAACGCTACGTCAACTCCTGTGGTACAAAATGCTGTTCATGATTATCACGGAAGAGTAAGAATTGCTTACTTTACGCATGATCAAGACGGAGCAGGAGATGCAGGTTCATCTGTAGCTCTTTGTTCTTTACCAGCAGGAAAAGTACGTGTTCTGCTAGCATCTTCAAGCGCTTATGTTAACTGGACTACTGGTTCAGCTACATTAGACTTAGGATGGGACGCTTATACTAACACGGATGGCGATACAGTAGCTGCTGATCCTGATGGACTTGTAAATGGCTTAGACGTAGATACTGCTGGTTACCAAACTTTTGGTGCTGGTACAACTGCGACAGGCGGAGCTTACCTTTTCGAAAGTCAAGGTGGAGTTGTGCTAAGAGCTACTTCTCAAGACCAGGCTCTAGCTTCTGGCGACGATCTAGTAGGCTATATCATGTATGTAGTAGACTAATAAACTCAGGCTGAAGGGGCTTAGCTATTGCGGCCCCTTTAGTTAATAAGGAAAAATATGGCGAATACAAAGATAAATATTGTAAATAGAGCTTTAGGCTTGTTAGGTGCAGAATTTATAACTTCATTAACAGAAGATACTAAAGCTGCACGTTTTTCTAACGAGTTATTTGATGATACAAGAGATTCTATATTTAGACTACATCCTTGGAACTCATGCATGAAAAGAGCTTCATTATCTTTGTTAACAACTACTCCAGCATATTATTTTACAAAAGAATTTCAATTACCTGCTGATTTTATAAGAATGCATCAGCCAGAAGATGATACTGTCGAATATAAAATAGAAAAAGATAAATTATTATGTGATCAAGATACTTTTAAATGTACTTATATTTTTAGAAATACAGATGTATCTACTTATGATTCATTATTAATAGAAACACTTGCAGCAAAACTAGCATGTAATTTAACTATGCCTTTATTACAAGATTTAAGAACTTTAGATGCAATGAACAACCTATACTATACTAAATTAGCTGAAGCAAGATCAGCAGACGCGACAGAGGGTACTCCTGACGGTCTAGTTTCTGATTTTTGGTTAGAATCAAGAACTTCTGGATCAAGCTTAAGCGATTATAGATGGAATAAATATACGACGTAAAATGACATGGCTGAATCATCACCAATTCTTACAAACTTTACTTCAGGAGAGCTTAGTCCGAGGCTAAATGGTCGTATAGACATGGAGAAGTACTATAATGGTGCTTCTACAATCAATAATTTTCAAGTATTAATGCATGGTGGTCTTCAAAAGAGATCAGGTACAAGATATATAGCTCCCATAAAAACTCAAACAGGCAGTAACTCAGGAGCTAGGTTAATTCCTTTTGTATTTTCTAAAACACAGGCGTATATACTAGAATTTGGTCATAATTATATTAGATTTTTTAAAGATGAGGGTCAAATAACGTCAGGTGGTAGTGTTTATGAAATTTCTACTACGTATACAGCAGCACAAATAGATCAAATTGAATATGTGCAATCAGCTGACGTATTATACTTAGTACATGATGATCATGCTCCTAGAAAATTATCTAGAACTGGTCATACCTCTTGGACACTAACAGATGTAGATTTTTTTGATGGTCCTTATGAGCCAGCAAATACATCTTCAACAACTTTGCAACCTTCTGGAACTTCTGGAAACATTACTATTACTGCTAGCTCAAACGTATTTGTTGCAAATGATGTAGGAAGATCAGTAAGAATAAAAAATGGAAGTGATTGGGGATTTGCTAAAATAACAGGTTATAACTCCGCTACTAATGTAAATGCAACTGTAAATGCTGATATGCCTTTTTCTGCGACCTCTGCAAATGCTGATTGGAGATTAGGTTCTTTTTATACAGGTAATTATCCTACTAAAATAACTTTCTTTGAAGAAAGATTATTTTATGCAGGCACAACTCAACAACCTAGCACAGTATTTAGTTCAATGTCGGCTGACTTTGATAAGTTTTCTCCAACTTCTAAGGATGGCTCAGTTAACGATGATAATGGATTACAATTTACTTTAGTATCTGACCAAGTAAACCAAATAACAGGTATGTATGGTGGAAAATTTTTAGCAATTTTTACTAAGAATGGTGCATTTAATATGTCATCAGGTTCTGCTACGCAAGGATTGACACCTACTACAATACAGGTTGTCAATGAAACAAATGACGGAGCTGCAGATAAGAAAGTATCTCCTGCTTCTAAATCAGTATTATTTATAGGAAAAAATAAAAAACGTCTAAGAGAATTTGCTTATAATATTGATTATGATTCATTTACTACACCTGACATGACTGTATTATCAGAACACGTAGGTTTTGGAGGATTTGAAGAATGTGCTTTTGCTAATTATCCTAACAATATATTATGGGTAAGAAGAGGTGATGGTATACTATTAGGTTTTACTTATTACAGAGATCAAGATGTTACTGCTTGGCATAGACATACAATAGCGGGTACTAATGCTAAAGTAAAAAGTATTGCTGTTATACCTGGAGTTGATGATGCTTTTGATACTTTATATTTAATTGTAGAAAGAACAATAAATGGTGCCACAACTCAATATGTAGAATTTTTAGAACAAGATTTTAGAGGTGCTGATGGTGATACAAAAGATGATCAATTTTATGTAGATTCTGGATTAACTTACTCAGGTAGTGCAGCTACAAGTATATCTGGATTAAGTCATTTAGAAGGCCAAACAGTAGCTGTATTAAATAATGGGGCCGTTGAATCTAATAAAACAGTATCATCAGGATCAATAACATTAACTAATTCTACTACTAAATGTCATGTAGGATTACCTTTTACTGCTGAGTTAGAATCTGTAAACGTTGAGCCAAAAAGTCAATATGGTACAACTCAAGGTAAGAGAGGCAGAATAGATAAAGTTATATTTAGATTATTTGAAACTGTAGGATTAAAAGCAGGACCTGCTTCTTCTAGTGTAGATGTTGTGCCATTTAGAACGACTACAAGTACTATGTCGGCAACTGAGCCAAAAACAGGGGATTATACATTTTTAATGCCTGCTACATATACTACAGAAAATAAATTATATGTTAAATCGGATACAGCACAAGCTTGTACTATATCCGCTATAATGATACAGATGAGTACTTATTCATGATTGTTGTACCTTTTGAAGAGTGGCACTTTGATCATATAGAATTAGATGGCCCTGAACAGAAAATGCTAGAGAATTATGGCAAAACTTTGAAAGACCTAGTAGCCTGCTTAAAACATGTAGGAGCTACTTTTTCCTGGTATAAGGATAAAAAAATAGTAGGTATATGCGGAGTCATGCCTCATTGGAATGGCGTAGGAGAAGCTTATATGTTTTTATCTCCAGAGTTTAAAAAAAATAAAATTCGTTGTATAAAAGATATAAGATATTATTTAAAACTGATAGCGGATCAATTTAAGTTTCACAGGGTCCATTGTCACGTTATAAAAGATTTTGACCGAGCTGTAAAGTTTGCTGAGTTCCTTGGCTTTACAAAAGAAGCAGAATTAAAGCAGTTTGGTCCTAACAAAGAGGACTATTATAAGTTGGTAAAATTTTATGAGTAAAGCAATGGCAGCAACAGTAATGATGGGGGTAGGTACTGCTATCTCTGCTTACGGAGCATATCAGCAAGGTAAAAACACAAGAGCTTTAAACGAGTATAATGCAAAAATAGCAGAACAAAATGCTAAGATAGCACAAGATAAAGCTGATTATGACAAAGAGCAATTAAAAAGAAGAATAAGAAAACTTCAAGGTTCTACTACCGTAGCTTTATCAAAAGCTGGTGTTGACGCAACAGAGGGCACTGCTATTGATTTATTTGAAGAGTTAGCTATAGAGAGTGAAAAAGATTTATTAATGATTCAGTATAATGCTGATCTTAAAAAACGTGGCTATGCTGTAGAAGCTGCAACTGCAAGATTTACTGGAGCTGCTGCTTATCAAGCTGGCAAAATGAGAGCCGCTAGTACACTATTAACTGGTGGTAGTTCAACTTATAAATATGGTCAAGACGTGGAGGCATTTGGTTAATGGTTAAGATTCCAACATACGACGGTTCAGTACAACGAAGATCATCTACAGGACAAGGAGCTCAAGGTTTTTCTGGAGGTCAAATCGCTGTAGCTTCTGATACAGGTTTAACTTCATTTGGTAAAGGTATGCAAAACATGGGTGAGACCATGGCTAAGATCGAAGTTGATAAAATGAAAAAAGAAGCAACTTTATGGAATTCTACTAGCTATGAAAAAGTATTTACAGAGTATAATGAATGGCAAGATAAGCAAGAGACTGACTATGAAAAACCAGGTGCTAAAGGATTTACTAATGATGCATTAGGCAAGTTTCAAGAACTATCAGATAAGTATTTAGGAGAAGCTCCTAATAAATATGCTATACAAGAGTGGAAGCAAAGAATGAATGCTTTTAAAATGCAAGTGTTTAAACAAGCTACTGCTTTTGAAGCTGAAGAAACTTTAGAATATCAAAAAGATCAATTTAATGAAACAATAGAAAGTATAGCATTAAGAGCAGCAATTGATCCTGAAGGTTGGGACTTAAATACTTACCAGTCTACTGTAAAACAAATTTTAGATGGGCTAGACACAAAAGAGACAGATGGCATAGAAGGATACTCTAACTTATGGAATAAAAATGAATTAAAAAAAGCAAATGACAGAGCATTAGCTTATATTGCAGAAACAATGATTACATCAGTCATTGATGAGGGAGACCCTTTAAAAGTTGCAATGATAAAAGAAATGTTTGAGACTGGAAGATTTGCAAAAGTACTTGACGCTGATAAACACCAGGCTTTAAAAAATAAAGCTTTTGGAATTAAGAATGCTATTGATAAAGAAGAAAAAAGAAAATTTGAAGTTAAAATAGAGGATAATTTAGCTAATGTTGCAACAAATGGTAGTGCTGTTCATGAACTAACTGAAGATCAATTTAAGTATTATTATGGAGATAATAATGCTGCTTACGGAGATTATCAAAGAAAATTTGAAGTTGGCAAAAAAATATATACGCATACAACTGCTGTATCAACTATGGACGCAAATGGTATGACTGACTATGTTAATAAACTACCTGATACAACTGCAGATCAAAAGCTTATAAAATCAGAAATGGCTAAAAAAGTTACTCAAATGAAAGATTTAATGGAATCCGATGCAGTTGTATATGCTCAAACTTATAGAAAAGATATATTTAATAAAATAAAATCTGATGACTTAGCTACTAGAATGGAAGGATACAATTCATTAATTGAAATGCAAGAAAGCTTTGGTATAAGAGGCGCTGATAAAGTATTACTTGGCGACGTCGAAAGAGCAAGATTATCACAAACATTTATGGACTCTAATATTGCTGACAAAGAATCTATTCAAGCTTTTGTTATTCAGCTAAAAGAAGAATATGGAGATTATTTTGATGATGTAATGGCTGAACTAATAGTTCACGGTAAGTTAGATAAAAATGTAGCAGCTGCTATGATGTATGTAGGTGACCCTGACTTTGGTGCAATTTTTGAGGCATCAAGAATGAAACTTGACAAAAATGCTATTGCAAGAGCTGATAATGAAACTATAAATGCTACTATACAAGCTGACTTTATACCTATAAGACAAGCATTAACTAAGACAAATGCTAATGCTATTCCAATGGTTGATGGCTGGCAAAATTTAATAACTAAAATGGTTAAGATGAAGGTATCTCAAGGAGTAGAGGTAAATGATGCAATAAAACAAGTTACTGATCAATATATTACTGGTAAGTACCATATTGGAGAAGACTTTATAGTTCCAAAATTAAGTCCAAATACTAATCTTGATATATCACAATTTAAAGCGGTTGCTAATAATGTATTAGAAACTATAAGTCAATCAGGATTAGACTTTGAAATATTAAACTCTGGTAATGTTACTTTAGATACTTATGGACAAAGCACAGGTCAATATAAATCTATACAGGGAGAGTTAAGAGCTACAAATACTAAATGGAGAAATACAGCAGACGGTACAGGAGTAGAATTAGTTTATGACTTTGGAGAAAATGGTTATTATCCTGTATACTTTACAGGTCCTGTTGATCCTCCTGGAACTCAAGGTACAAGACAAAAAGTAGTACTTTCTTTTGATGATATGAGAACAAGAATAGAAAATGAGTCAATAAAGAATACAAACGACATCTATAGTTATACTAAAGATGGTAAACCATATATACAGTTTTAAATATGCCAAGTATTAAACTACCAAAAGCAGATGACTACGAGCATCTAAAAAACATTGGTCATAATTTCTTACAAATTAATAATGATCAGTACGGTGATATTATGTGGGACGAAGGTAAGACGTTCCGTATACTTGATTTTAAAGATCTTGACATGAATCAAGATGATACCAGTGAGAGTACATTTAAAAGGTGGTATGAGCAGACTGTTAAATCAAACTGGTATGCAGAAACAGGAGAAGCTGTCGATATAGGTGGTGATACAGAATACTTTAACCACATGACTGGCGAGTCAGAAGCTAGAACAGGAGACTTACTATCAGCACAGCAAGCTAATGAAAAATATGGATTAGATGGCAACTTAACTTTTGACAGAGATATTACTGTAGCAGAAGCACAAATACTGCATCAAAGAAAATTAAAAGAAATGAATTTTCAACAGATGTATCAAATGGCAAATGGCTTTTGGCAAAGATTATATGGTATAGGAGCAATGGGTGTATCTGCAATGTATGACCCAATTAACGTAGGTTTATTATTCTCTCCTGATCCATTTACAAAAGTAGGATTTTTAGGAATGGCTGCAAAGCAAGGAATTAGTGTAGCTAGATTTGCTTCAACAGCAGGACGTACTGCAATATATACAGCTCCTTTTGAAGGATTTGTTGCTGCTCAAAAATGGAATGAACAAGCAGACTATACATTATTAGATTCATTTATGGCTGTTACATTAGGTTCAGCTGGATTTGGTGGTATACATGTTGTTGGCGGTAAGACTGCTGATTGGCTAATGGGTGTATCTGCAAAAAGACACTCTGCTGCTTTAGACTTAGCTTATAAGCAGGCTTTGGCTGATCAAGATATAAATGTTGATGCATTATTAAAAGCTTCAAAAGATGTAGCAAGAAAGAAAAATTATCCAGGAGGCAAATTTTTAGATGATGTTGATGCTGCAGAATTACAAAGAGCTTATAATAAAAGAACAGATTATGTTCCACCTCAAATAGAATATAAACCAACTACTGCTGACGAAGGTGCTACAATAGGAGAAAGTTCATTTAGACCGATTGACTTAGAGGAATTACCCGGGGCTCCTTTACTAGAAGAAGAATTTACAGTTACTGCTGGAAAACAAGGTTCTAACGAAGGGAACATTGTAACTCATAAGGATACCGGAGAAAAATGGTATATGAAGTATCCTAAAAATAAAGAATGGGCAATAAATGAAATGATTGCTTCCTCTATACTTCATAGATTATTAGGAAATGGTAGTCCAAAAATTAGACCTGTTATTAGAGCTGGTCAATTTGTAGGTATAGCTTCTAAGTGGAAAGAAGGAAAACCTTTGACTATGGATGATGTTAAAAATATAATTAAAACTAACCCTGTTGTTTATAAAGAATTTTTAGAAACAGCAATGGTACATGCATGGCTTGGTAATAGAGATTTTGCAGCACCTGGAAATTTAATTTTAACTCCTCAAGGAAAAATAGTAAGTATTGATGCAGGAGGTTCTTTAAAATTTAGAGCTCTTGGAGAAATGAAAGATGACTGGGTTATGAATAGTATACCAGAAATTAGAAGTTTTATAGACGGTACAAACCCAGATATTAAGTTTCATTTAGACAATATGAATCTTGATATGTTTAAAAATGCTATAGCAAAAATATATCAAATGTCAGATGATGAAATACAAGCCATTGTCAAAGACGCTGTAAAACATGCAGATACTGCTAACCAAAAAGATTTTATTAATGAGTTAACTTTTGCTTTAATTAACAGAAGAGATTCTATTACTAAGACTGATATTATTCAATCATTTAAACAAGCTAAAATTGAAGGTAAAAAGATACCTCCACAAATATCAAAAGAGATAGATAATATTAAAGATTTTTCTATGGTCGGCGATATTGCAGCTATGGAAGTTAAAAAACTAAGTAATAAAAAATTTATATATAAAAAATTTAACTCTTATGACGAAGCTATGGCATACATTGATACTCAAGTTAAAAAGTTATCAGGAGATTTAACTTCTGGAGAAAGACATGCTTTAGCTCAATGGGCACAATTTCAGTTTACTCATAAAGACGTTAAAGCTTATATGAAGGGACAAGCTACTGTTGAAGAAAAAAATGTTAAAAATCTAATTAGTGCTATAAATAAATTTAAAACAAACGACAATATGGTCGTCTATGTAGGAAAAGACGCATCACATTTTTTTGATGAAAGTATACTTCCTTATGGCTTATTAAATAAAGGAGACGGTGCTAAAATAGTTGGTACTGAGTTTGGTACAGACTCAGTTTTTAATGCTACACTCTTATATCATCAAGCTAAGTATTGGGCTAATAAGAATCAGGCTCCTGTTAAGCTTAAGCTATATATTCCAAAAGGAACGCCTATGGCTTTTGTAGATAAATATGCTGGTAGTGTCGACGCTTCATTATATAAAGAGGCTGAAGTTCTGTTGAATCCAAATATGAGATTTAAAATTCGTAGTGCTAATAGAGTTAGAAATGGCGAAAACAAAGTATGGGAGATAGAAGCAGAAGTTGTTAATCCTAAGTCGAATATACAAAATATGAATATGGATGAAATACTAAAAAGATCAGAAGCTAATTATTATGCTTCTAAGCATGGACCGACTACTTCTGACGTAAAACTAGATCCTGAAACAAGAGCATTAAATACAAGAGAACGTTTACAGAAAATAGAATCTGATTCTGATAATATTGATTTAACTAATATAAATAAAGAGATAGAATCATTAACAGAGGAGCTAAGAGTTTATAAAAAAGATTCTTTAGATAGTGAAGTTAAGATTGTAAAAGATGAAACAAATGCCAAAGTAAAGAAAAGTAAATCTTTATTTGATGGCGCAAAAGCAGTATTAAACTGCGTGATAGGTAAAGTATAATGGCAAGTATAAGAGATTGTATAGGTATAATTAATGAAGCTGTAGGAGATGCGGCAACTGCTGCTGAAAAAGAAAAGCTTCTTAATAAACTAGCTAAACAAGTTACAAAAGAAAAAGCTATATCTAAAGAAGCAGACATTGAGCAAAAAATGAAACAATGGCTTGCTGATGAGTCAACAAAGGAAGAAGTAGCTGCTGCTATTGAACAAAGACAAAGATTATTAAATATACAAGCAAAAGAAAGAATATTTAGTCATTTATCTAATTTTAAAGATAGAGCATTAGGACTAAGAGCATTACTTGGCGGTACTATGCAATATATAAAAAGCAGTAGAAGATCTGTAGACGCTATTGGTAAAGCGCATTCTACAAGATATGTTACTAATCTTATAAGACATTTAGAAGAGGAAGATGTATTTGAAGAATTTGTATCAGGTAAAATTGATGATCACATAGCTAGAGAGTTATATGAAATAAAACCTGGTGGTAAGTCAGGAGCATCTGGAAATCCTGCTGCAGAAAAGATAGCAAGAATAATATTTGAACAGCAAGATAAAGCTATAAGCGCTAACAATAGACATGGTGCTTGGATAAGAAAATTACCTGATTATATAATGAGACAAAGTCATAACCCTGTTAAAATAAGAAGAGATGGTTTTGAAAAATGGTATAACACAATAAGAGATACAGTCGACATGGAAAGAACTATGACTAACATAGACGTCGATGATATGAAAGCATTTTGGAAAAATGTATATAATGGATTAATTACTGGTATACATTTAAAACACAGAGGCGAAGACTTTGCTGATGATATAATTAAAGGATTTACTGGACCAAGTAACTTAGCAAAAAGAATGAGTGAAGCTCATAGAATAATACACTTTAAAGATTCTGATGCTTTTATGAGATATAATAGATCTTACGGAACTAAAACGTTAAGAGAAACTATTGTATTGTCATTAGATCATTTTGGTAAAAATCAAGCTTTATTGGAAGTTTTAGGACCGAATCCAAGAGCTATGATTGACTCTATAGTAGATGCAGAGTTAAGAGCTGCAAAAGCAAAAGGTGACATAAAAGCTATGGAAGAGTTTGGTAAAATGTCAAGAGGTAAAAATGATATGCTTTGGCATTTATTAGCAGAGGTTGACGGTACGACAAGAATACCTGGTAATGTGACTGCTGCTCATGTATCATCAACTATAAGAAATATACAAAATATGGCTAAACTAGGTATGGCTACATTATCATCTATAACTGATATACCTAACCAAGTTGCTGAATTAAAATACCAAGGTGTAAATAGATTTAAAGGATATAGCATTGCTTTAGAAAATTTATTTAAAGGACGTGGTCTGAAAAAGAGTGACAGAAGAGCTGTTGCTCAAATGCTAGGTGTAGGTATGGATGGAATTATAGGTAATACTATATCGAGATTTAGCTCTGATGACTTAACTCCTGGTATGTTTGCAAAAGCACAACAAGCATACTTTAAATTAAACTTATTATCTCCTTGGACAGATAGTCATAGAGTTGGCTCGTCATTAATGATGTCAAGACATTTAGCTATGCAAGCCGATAGAACTTTTGAAAAATTAGATCCTCATACAAAAAGAATATTAGAGATATATGATATGGGTAAACTAGAATGGGAAAATGTGATTAGTAAAGCTATATACAAAGGTAAAGATGGACAAAAATATATTGTAACAGATATGATAGAGAACCTAGATGACGCTACTATATTATCATATTTAAAACAAAAAGAGCCGTTAATTAAAAAACATAGTAAGAGTAAAATTAACAGAGAAAGAGATAGACTTGTATCTTCGCTTGCTGCATACTATATAGATAGAGCTGACTTTGCAGTGCCAATGCCAAGTGCTTATGAACGAGCATTTATGAACAGAGGAACTCAGGACGGCACGGCATTAGGGATAGCTGCAAGATTGTTTTGGCAGTTTAAATCATTTCCTGTAACTGTATTACATAAATCTCTTGGTAGAGAAATATATGGTCATGGCGCTTCATCATTTAAAGAAGGTTTATTAAAAGGAAAAGCTTCATATACAGGTATGGCTCACTTTATAGTGTCTACATCTTTATTAGGTTACTTATCATTATATCTAAAAGATATAGCAAGAGGTAAAGAACCTAGACAATTTAATGATGATTTAGCTCATAATATTAAGATAATCTCTGCTGCTATGGCACAAGGCGGAGGGCTAGGATTATATGGAGACTTTTTATTTGGTAGTTATAATAAATACGGAGGCACTGCTTTAGCTACTTTAATGGGTCCAACTATCGGACAATTTGATAGTGTTGTACAGATTCTACAAGCTATTAGAACAGGAGATGATCCGTTTGCTAAGCTTGCAAATTTAGTTCAAGGTAATACGCCATTTATTAATCTTTTTTATTTACGAATGGCACTAGATTATTTAATATTATATAATATAAAAGAATGGCAAAATCCAGGTTATTTAAAACGGATGGAACGACGTCTTAAAAAAGAACACGATCAAGGGTTTTATATTCCTCCTAGTCGTGTTATAAGAAGAGGTGGGGATAACCCTATAAATATAATTGAGAAGATGATAAGTGAGATGAATAGATGACGGTAGCGGCACAAAATAGTTTTATAAGTTATACAGGGAACGGGTCTACAGCTGCGTACTCTTGGCCGTTTAAATTATTTCAAGCTTCAGATTTAAAAGTTTATACTGTAGTTACTGCAACTGGTGTATCAACTTTACAAACTTCTGGCGGCGGTGGAACTTATGACTATAATATTAATGGAGCATTAAATACTGTTACATTAAATAATAACTTACCTAATACTCATAAAATATATTTAACTAGAGTACAGGAGTTATCACAACCAACTGACTACATTGAAGGTGACGCATTTCCTGCGGCTGCTCATGAAGATACACTTGATAAGATTGTATTACAAATACAGCAACAACAAGAACAATTAGACAGAGCATTTAAGTTAGACCAAGTTAATACGGGAACTACTGTAGATATTGCAACTATAGTATCTGAGAGATCAGGGAAAGTTTTAGGATTCGATCCTTCAGGAAACTTAATAGCTACACAAGAGATTGGTACGTACAAAGGAAACTGGGCAGCGTCTACAGAGTATAAAGCAAGAGCTTTAGTTAAAGATACATCTACAAATAACATATTTTTGTGTAATACAGCACACACATCGTCAGGTTCACAACCACTTACAACAAATACAGATTCAGCTAAGTGGGACTTAATTGTCGACGCAGCATCAGCTACAACTTCAGCAACTAATGCACAGGCTTCAGCAAACGCTGCAGCAGCTTCGGCAAGTACTGCACAAGGACATGCAAATACTGCTTCAACTCAAGCAAGTACTGCAACGTCACAAGCAAGTACTGCGACATCACAAGCTTCGGCAGCAGCAGCTTCAGCTAACGCGGCGGCAGCTTCAGCAGCTTCAGCAGCTTCTCATTTAGATACTTTTGATGACTTATATTTAGGAGTTAAAAATGCAGATCCATCAGTTGATAATGATGGTGACGCTTTAACTTCAGGCGATATGTATTATAATAACTCGTCTAATGAATTAAAAATTTACGATGGCTCTGTTTGGAGATTAGCAGCTGTCGATACAACCAATTTTGCACAAGCAGGTTTTGCTATTGCAATGGCGGTAGCTTTATAAGGAGGATAGTATGGCACAGAACTTTAGAAACCAATTAACACATACAGCCATAGGTACTTCACCTGTAGATATATTAGCACAGGCAGATACTTATGATACAGTGGTTGGTATTCGTTTAGTTAATGTGGCGGCTTCTGCTATTAATGTTGATGCATATATCGTTAATAGTAGTAATAATACTTACTTGATTAAAAATTGTCCACTTCCAGCTGGCTCTTCTATAGAGCTAATTGACGGCGGTGCTAAGATAATTTTAAAATCAGGTGATAAGATTACTGCTAAAAGTGATACAGCAAGTTCATTAAATACAGTAGTTAGTTTCATTGATAATATAAGTAGTTAAGGAGAAATATGGGATATATAGGTTCAGCACCAGCAGCTCAGGTATTAACGGGCTCTGATATACAAGACGGTTCAATTCAGTTAGCAGATATTTCTGTAGCTGCAAGAAACGATCTTGGTAATACAGATTTATACGGCTTTGCTAAAACGCATACAGCTGAAACTATTCATGTAGCTGTTACTGAATCAGGAAGTAAATTTTATATCGCAGGAGTTCTACAAGATACATTAACTCTATATGAAGGGTTTACTTATATATTTACTCATCCTTCTGGTCATCCATTTAGATTTTCTACTAATGCAAATAACTCGCCATCAGCTCCATATACAACAGGAACGACTGTAGATTCTGCTACACAACTTACTTTTGTAGTTCCAACAGATGCTCCTACATTATATTACTATTGTTCAAGTCATAGTGGTATGGGTGGAACAGCTCTTACAGTGCCTATGAAACAAGAGGTAGTATTAACACACACTAACGGCGCAGACGATATTAATGTAACACACAATAATACAGACTTATATGATGAAAGTTTTTTTAGTAAAAAAGGATTATCTTTCGCAGTTAATAATGGATTTTTAGAGGTAACGGTATAATGGCATTAACAAGAATAGGAAATCAAGCAATAACTTTAGACGCAGCAGAGATACCAGCGCTTCCTGCTTCTAAAATTACGTCAGGAACTTTTGCAGATGCGAGAATCGCAGCTTCAAATGTATCTCAACACGCTACATCCTTTGATGATAATAAAATTGTAAATGATATTTCTACATTAGGATTAAGAGTACACACTCAAGAAAATCTTAATGCTTCAAATACTAACTCGGCTTCTTTTGATGTATTTCAAGATAGTTCTGGGATTACAAATTTAACTAATTGCGTAAGAGATAGTGGAGAGTTTATTTCGTCAGTAGTTACTAATATTCCAACATCACTTAAAATATTAATTAATGGAAACGATAGTGATTGCAAAGATTTAATAAGTAATACGAATGGTTCTTTTACTGGTGGTGCAACGAGAGATACAAGCACTAAAAAGTTTGGTGCAGGTTCAGTAAAATTACCTGACAATGGTTATATTACTTATGGGGGTGGATTAAGTGGTGCTAATGTTTCAACAAACCAAGATTACTCTTTTGATTGCTTTATATATCATGATGACACTTATGGAACAGAAGCACCAATATTTACAATAGGTCGTCATAATTATTCTGGTCATAACGATACTATGATGATGAGAATTGATGAACATGGACAAAGTAAACTTATGTATTCTTATTATGATGGAACTTCAAATGTTTATTATCAAGTTACAAATGCTTCAGTTATACCTGACAATCAATGGTTTCATTTAGCTTTTGCAAGACAAAGCAATACTCACTACCTTTGGATTAATGGTTCTGCTGTAAGTTTTGCTTCTACGACTGATAATGGTGGTGGTGGTTCAGCTTTAAATTTTGGAGATAGCACTTATGGATTTAATTTTGGTCGTTCTGAACAACAAGGTCAAGAATTTGATGGTTGGATAGATGACTTTAGATGGCATACTGGAACTAATGTTTGGGGTACAGGTTCAAGTATAACTGTTCCAACTGAAGAACAAGGTTTAAATACTACTAATGCAACAGGTTCATTTGAGGGTGCTACTATAACTGCTGGAGCATCAACTTCTAAAATGGGTGCAGTAATAACTTATCAAGACAATGCAGGTACTAACGCATTAAATACAGATATAGTTTTAAAACTTTCTGCTGATAATGGTAGCAACTATTCAACTGCTACACTTACAGCTTTACCAGATTTTGCTTCTGGTATTAAATGTGCAAAAGTTAATGACCTAAGTGTAACAGCAGGAACAAGTTTAAAATACAAAATGGAATTTGCTAATCAAGCATCTGGCTCTAAAGAAGCTAGAATAAGAGGAGTGTCGTTACAGTATTAATATGCCTTATATCGGAAGACCTATAGACGCTGGAGACTTTAAGATAATAACGTTAAGTGAAGCATTTGACGGGAACAGAGTAGACTTTACAATGTCTGAATCTGTCGGGACTGTTAATCAATTAATAGTTATCCTATCAGGGGTTGTTCAACATTGGACGGACGCTTATACTGTAGCGGGTACTACATTAACTTTCGCCTCGGCTCCCGCAAATGGTGAGACTATTAAGATATTAAAGCTAGGTTCTGTATTATCTCCTAATGTACCTGCTTCTGAATCTGTTGGGGTTGCTCAATTAGATAAGACTGGAATATCCGCAGGTAATGTATTTAAGGTAAATGACGCAGGAAATGCTTGGGAATTAGGTAATGCTAGCTCTGCAGAAATATATCTATTTAATAAGAACGGTAACAATTTAGAGGTTATTACAACTAACGGAGGACAAGATAATATAACAAACGCAGTATATTCTGGAGCGGATGATAAAATGTTCGCGGCTAGCGGATTTACTTGGAGCGTAAATGCTAGTGGTAATTTAATAGCAACAAATTAATATGTTTACTAAACTAGTAAAAAAATGTAATATGGAGACAATATGGCAACAATAGATTTAGGAAAAATTAAATTAGTTAATAGAGGTGCTTACAACAATAGTACTGCCTATACTGTGGACGACTTAGTTCAGAGTGGCGGTAGCACATATATTTGTATTCAAAATTCTACAGGTAATGCGGTAACTAACAATTCTTACTGGAGTGTATTAGCACAGGGCGGAACTGACGTAGGTACTACATTAACAACTCAAGGCGATATTTTATATAGAGATGGTTCAGGATTACAGCGTTTAGCAGCGGGTACGGCAAACCAAGTTTTAAAAACAGGTGGTGCAGGAGCTAATCCTAGCTGGGGAACTTTATCATCTGATTGGGTTAGACTTCATACAGAAACAACTTCAGGTGCTGTCACTTCAATAAGTGTTGATGGACATTATTCATCTGATTACCTAATATATAAATACTTTTTATTTAATCCAAGTGGTTCATCTACTCAAAACTGGATTAAATCAAGATTTAATTTTGGTGGTTCTGCTGACTCAAGCACAAATTATAGAACTAATTTATTTTATTCTTACAGAAATACATCAAGCAACGGTGAAGGAAATAACGTCAATGATGATGATGGTTTGCATAATTACGCAGCACTTTCTTGGTGGGCTTCTGGAGATAATGAGGGAGTAACAACATCAGAAGTATTAGTAGTAGACCCACAATCTACATCAAGTTATAAATTATTAGGTGTGGATTGGTTTGGACACGATAACGGTAATACTATGTCTTTTGGAAAATCAGTTTCAAGATTAGCCAATAATCAATCAACAGCTAGTACGGGTATGACTTTTCTTTTAGCAGGAAGTAGTGGAGAAACATTTTCAGCGGGATTTAAAGTTGTCTTGTATGGGTTAAAAACTTAATAGGAGAAAAATAATATGTCAAAAGTACAAGTAAATAATGTAATTAGAGACGCAACACCTGAAGAAGAAAATCAAATTCAAGTTGATAAGGAAACTTTTATTGAAGAAGATAGAATTAGACAGGAAAAAATAACTGCTAAAGCTAATCTTAAAGCTAGTGCTAAAGCTAAACTTGTAGCTGGAGAGGCATTAACCGAAGAGGAGGCAGACACTATAGTCTTGTAATATTATGGCAACAGTAAATTTAGGCAGATTAAAACCAGTATTTAAAGGAGCGTACAACTCAAGTACGGCTTATGTAATAGATGACATTGTAACTTATGCTAATGAAACATATATTAATATTCAAGCGGGTACAAACCAACAACCTAATACAGCTACTGGTTATTGGACAAAGTTAGCAGCAAAAGGTAGTGATGGAACAGATGTAGGAGCTACACTTACAACTCAAGGCGATATACTTTACAGAGATGGAAGTGGATTACAAAGATTAGGATATGGAACAGCAGGTCAAGTTTTACAAACTGGTGGTTCTGGTGCTAATCCATCTTGGGGTTCCGTATCTTCTGACTATGTAAGAATAGCAAACTCAAATTTAACCTCTGGTACTAAAGCATCTTTTGATAATGTCTTTTCAACATCAGACGGCTACCAAAGTTATAAATGTAAAATACATGGATTTAGACCTAGTACAGGTCAATGGCTTAAATTTAAATGGAGAAGTAGTGGTTCAGATTTAACAGACAATTATACTTGGAGAGTAGATGGTTTTAGAAGAAAAGCTGACAATTCTGCATCGCAAGATGTTTATGATTATGATGGTTATAGTTATGGTGCTCTTACATTCTGGTCACAAAGAAATGATGGTATGGGACAGGTAGATATAGATTTTGGTAATCCTGCTATAGCTTCAATTAATGGTCATACATGGAAATCAACTGCTACAACATACGAAGCTGATAATGGTATTGTATTACAAAATATTATGGGCTGTAGAGAAAATACTGCGGCTTATGATGGTTTTTGTGTTGAAATAAGTAATACATCAAACTCATTTACTCAATTAGATGTATCAGTTTATGGACTTAAATAAGGAGATAATATGAAAAATATAATTTGGACACCAACAGAAATTAAAGAAGTTGATTACACTGCTGAAGAAACTGCACAAGCAGAAGCAGATGCAATTACTGTTTCTGAAATGGAAACACAAGCACAAGCAAATAAAGAAGCTAAAGAAGATTTAAAAGCTAGTGCAAAAGCTAAGTTAATTGCTGGTGAACCTCTTACTGAAGACGAAGCCAACACAATCGTTCTATAATCGCCATGAAAGAGATCCAGGACTTAAAAATCGAGGTTACTGAGGTCAAGGGCGACATAAAGCTTATCAATCAAGAAATATCTCAAATAAAAGATAATCATCTATCACATATAGAAAAATCAATATCAAATATCAATAAAATAATATGGACAGTGGGGATATTAGTTTTCGCGGAACTAGTTCTTTTGTTAAAGCATTTTATACTGGGGTAAATAAAACATGGAAGGGCCGGACTATGATCAGATGGATCGGATTTATTCTAGCAGTACTGGCAGTTTATTTGCTATCTACAGCAAACCCTAGTATACAACATTGGGGCTGGCTTCTCTCTGCAATATCCTGTGCGATATGGGTCTACGCCGGCATGAAGGATGGGGACATCGCCAGGACATTGATGGAAATTTGTTATACAATACTAGCAATACGTGGTATAATAAACTGGTGGCAGTAAGGAGAATATTATGTGGCTAAATATTGCAGCTAAACTTGTACCAGGGATTATAAAGACTGGCATGAGTATAGCATCAAATAGAAGACGAACTAAGGAACTCGAATCCGTGGCCGAGATGAAACATGCAGAACGTATGGCTAACGGCGAGTTAGAGTATAAGAAGGCAGTTATACAGAATAATCAACAGGGATGGAAAGACGAATTTGTGTTGATTCTTGTGTCTGCTCCGGTTATGCTCTTAATATGGTCTATCTTTAGTGACGACCCAGAGATTATGGCTAAGGTAGATAGGTTTTTTGATCAATTCAATAATATGCCTTTTTGGTATCAGGCATTATTTATTGGTGTAGTTTCGGCAATTTATGGTTTAAAAGGTGCTGATATAATAGGGAAAAGGAAGTAATATGACATTACCTGATTTAAAGGATAAAGTTATAGATTTATGGGATAGGCTAAATCCAAAAGTTAAGATTGGATTATTTGTAGTTTATTCTATAATTCTTATAGCTATGTAGTATATGGGCAAGGCTCCTAAGTTTGGCTTAGTTGTCGCCTATACAAAAACTTATAAAGGAACAAGCATAGGCAGGAGACCTATAACTAGTACTATGAATAAAAAGAAAAAGGCAAGTTTTAAAAAATACCGAGGTCAGGGCAGATGAGCTTAAAGATTTCTGAAGAAGCTAAAGTGCAAATGCCTATGAAGACAGTTGCCAGCCTGATCGCAATCGTAGGTTTTGGCGTGTGGGGATACTTTGGTATAATAGAAAGATTAAATCAACATAGTACAACATTACAACTATATAAATCTGACCTAGAGAAAAACACTGAGTTTAGAATAGGTTGGCCTAGAGGTACATTAGGTTCTCTGCCTGCGGACTCCGAGCAATTTATGCTCATCGAGGATTTATATAAGCAGGTAGAAAAACTGCAAGTTCAGCAAGAGGCTGGAATGCATAACAAAGTTAACATCGAGTTTCTACAAAAACAAGTAGAAAAATTATTAGAAGATGTTGAAAATTTAAAAGATAAGGTAAGAGCAAATGGAAAGAGTTATCAATGATTGAAACAGTAGTAGCATTATTAATGATTGTAAACAATGAGATCAAGGAGCACAGAATCCAAGAATCCATGGCTACCTGTTTAAAAGGAAAACGTATAGCAGAGCGTCAACTAAAGGGCGGCGGTAACGTTAGATACCAATGTCTAAAGTCTGAA